AAGATAATAATTGGGATTTTCAGCGGGTGGATGCTTACCATATTGAGGAGGCGGTTAAGCTGTTGAAAAGTCACGGCTATAAAGTTTTGAAACCGACGACGGAATTTAAAGAGATTTAGTATTATTGCGTCGCTACTCAGTAATGAAAACATTTATAAATCCCACCGTTACCGTAATGCCATTAGCACATCCGTGCGCTGGGTAGCCGTTGCGCGTGGCGGTGGGTTTATCTTAAATGAAAAAATCTTTTATTCTCTACATTGATTCGCTCAATATTTTGAGCAATCTAAACACCCAGCAAGCGGGCGAGTTATTTATAGCGATTTACAATTATCATTTAACGGGCGAAATGCCAACCGAATTTTGGATAAAGCTGGCGCTAACCCCCTTCATTAACCAATGGGAGCGCGATTTAGAAAAATGGGAACGCATTGCCGAAATAAGAAAGGAAAACGGCCGAAAAGGTGGGCTCAGCAAATCCAAGCAAATGCTAGCAAATGCTAATTTAGCTAACGAGGACTTAGCAAACGTAGCGGTAAATGTAAATGTAAAGGGTAATGTAAAGGGTAATGGTAATGTTACTCAAGAAAAAAAGTCTATAAAAAAAGAATTTACCCCGCCAACCCTTGAGGAGGTAAAAACTTGGTTTATCGAAAACGGTTCCACCGCTCAGGCTGGCGCTAAGGCTTGGCAGTATTACACCGACGGGGAATGGATTGACTCCAAAGGAACCCCCGTTAAAAATTGGCGCCAAAAAATGAGGGGCGGGCGATGGCTTGAGGATAAACCAAACGCCCAAACCAAACCCGAGGAGGTTTATCGGTCGTTGGATCGTGAATTAGTCCCAGGCTCAGACATCCTTTATAAATACAATCCTCACGGATAACCCCAAAAAGAACCCATGTTAACACCGCCCAACGATACCGAACTCGAAAAAATAGCCCTAGGAGCCATTTTACTCGATTTTAACGCACTCAAACGCGTTGAGGGTATCCTAACGCCCGAGAAGTTTTTTGACCCGCGTAATGGGCTTATTTTCGATGCAATCCAAAAACTGAAAAATGAGAATTTACCAATTGACATTTTAACAGTAACCCAAACGCTCCGAAAGTCGAAACAATTGAGCGCGGCGGGGGGGCCTATTTACCTATCAGAACTCACCACCCGCGTAAGTTCAACCGCTAACCTCGAGACGTGGGCGCTCCAAATGGTGGAAATGTACCTTAAACGCGAGCTGGCTAAAATGGCGGCGCGGTTAGCTGAGGAGGCGTTATCGCCTGAGCACGATCCTTTCGACCTTTATAACAGCTATTCAATCCAATTAACCGACCTCATTAAGTCAAACCTCAAGGGCGAAACCTCACATATTTCACAAATAACCCCCGAAACGACGCAAAGCATCGAGGAGCGCGAGCGCCACGGCCTGAGCGGAATCCCCACGGGAATAAGAACCGTCGACCACATTCTCGGAGGCCACCAAAAAGGGGACCTCGTTTATATTGCGGCCCGCCCAGGCATGGGGAAAACGGCCCTCGCGTTAAGTGTGGCGCTAAACATGGCTCAAAGCGGTTACCCCGTGGCGTTCTTTTCCCTTGAAATGTCACGGGCTCAATTGGTTTTTAGGCTGGCGTCCATCCTTTCGGGAATAAACGCCGAGAAGCTCGCGAAATATACCCTCAATACCGAGGATAAACGAACCTATTACCAAACCGTCGACCGATTAAACGCCCTCCCGATATACATCGACGATCGCCCAGGCCTTTCGATACTCGATTTAAAAACCCGCGTTAGAACTTTGGCCGAACGTTCAAACGTAAAGGCCGCCTTTATTGATTACGTCCAATTATTGAGCGCGGGTAATAAAAAGAATTTTGGTAGTCGTGAACAGGAAATAAGCACCATATCGAGAGGGCTCAAGTTGATCGCAAAAGAAAACGCCATTCCCGTAATCGCGTTAAGCCAATTAAGCCGCGCCGTAGAAGCCCGCCAGGATAAACGCCCGCTCCTTTCGGACCTGAGGGATTCGGGGAGCCTTGAACAAGACGCCGACGTTGTAGCGTTTCTTTACCGCGCTGGGTATTACGACACCAACTCACCAACGAACGGGGCGGAGTTCATAATAGCAAAGCATCGAAACGGGCGAACGGGGATGTTAAGCGTGAATTTTACCCCCGAAACGATGCATTATACCGACATTCAAAACAAAACAATAATTAACGAAACATGGGAACTATGAAAATCAATATAGAATTAGGAACTAAAATTAGAGATATAGAGGACGGGGACTGTTATTTTGAGGGGGTGGTAATGGAACTAAATCCGCTTAAATATAAAATAACGAATATCGTTTGGAATGGTAAAATTGATACATCCATGAACGGGCAAATAATACGGCCGAAATGGTGGCAACTTGAGATAATCGAAACATACGGAGGTGACAAATGAAAATCAATCTAGAACTTGTTTTTAATGTTTGTTTAGCGCTTTTCTTTTATAATCTAATCATATCTTCAGTCGCTAAATCCTTACTACTTTATTTTTTCGAGCACAGTAAAACGATTCAAAAAGAGAAAAAATCTTTTCAGGAAAGAATAAAGGAGGTCAAAAATGAAAGTTTATAAGAACAAAACGGGGACGTTTGACGTACTAACGCCCGCGGGGCTATTGTTTCACGTGAACTCGTATCAATGTAAGCTAATTGGCCACGTAACGGAACGCTGGCGCCATAACGAGAAGCAATTAACCCGAATCCCTCGGGAGGTTGCGAAATTCCGTGCTAAATTTGAATTATGAAGCGTTGCAAAATATGTAAGCAACCGTTTACGCCGAGTTACTCGAGCTTGCAAGCCACTTGCACAAAGCCCCAATGTCTAATTGAATGGGGCCGAATGGCTGAGCGCAAAAAGGCTAAACGTGAAATTAGGCAAATGCGAGAGAACGTTAAGAGCGTCAGCCAATACCGCCGAGACCTTCAAAAAGTGTTTAACGAATTCATAAGGCTCAGGGATTCAAAACAGCCGTGTATAAGTTGCGGCCGACCTTTGCCCGCCAAATATGACGCTGGGCATTTTTACAGCGTTGGCAGTTACCCGAACTTGAGGTTTAACGAGGACAACGTCCACGGCCAATGCGTCGAATGTAACCAACACAAACACGGAAACCTCCTCGAATACGCCCCCAGGTTAACCGACCGAATCGGTTTCGAACGGGCCTCGAAGTTAATGCTACTCAGAAACGAGCCGTTAAGGCTGAGCCTCGACGAAATAAAGGAACTTACAACGTACTACAAAAAACGCGTTAACGAATGGAAAAAAGAGAACCTATAAGCCAGGTAACTAACGAAGATTGTATGGAATTAATGAGCCGTTACCCCGATAAATATTTTGAGCTGGCGATAGTGGACCCGCCTTATGGAAACGCGGACGCTATTGGATTAATAGATAACAAAAAACGTAATAAACAAGCCACTAAAAGAAGTAAATACAAAATTTTTGAGAATATAGAGCCCAATAATCAGTATTATATAGAACTTGAAAGAGTTTCAAAAAATCAAATTATTTGGGGCGGTAATTATTTAGGCCTTTGCGGAGGTGTAATAGTTTGGCAAAAAAATGGGACGGCATTTGGGGAGGCGGAGGTTGCTATTTGCTCAACTCATAAAAGTATTCGAATTTTTGAATTTACATGGAACGGAATGATTCAAGAAAATATGAAAGATAAAGAACAAAGAATCCACCCCACCCAGAAGCCCGTTAAACTTTACGAATGGATTTTAAAAAACTACGCTAAAGAGGGCGACAAAATTCTTGACACTCATTTAGGAAGCGGCTCGAGCAGAATAGCCGCCGATAAAATGGGATTCGATTTTTACGCGTGTGAACTTGACCGCGATTATTTTGAGGCTCAGGAAAAACGATTTAAGGAATACAAAAGCCAATTAATTTTGTTTTGATGGAAAACGAGGAGCGAATAAAGGATTTAAAAAACGAACTGTTTATCCTCATGGCGCGGCGATCGCTCCGCCCATGCGTTACAGAAAACGCCCGCCAATGGAGTATAATGGCGGAGCTTTATAAGTTAACAGGAAACGAGCGATACAAATTAAATAGTTAACCCTTAAAATTTAAATAAATGAGTAATTTTCAACCAAAGGAGGGCCAAGGTTCTCTATTCAAAAACGACAAAAAGCAAAACGAGAAATCCCCCGATTACGGCGGGACGGTTATCGTAAACGGCCGCGAAATGCGATTAAGCGCGTGGGTAAAAGAGGGGAAAAGTGGGAAATTCTTAAGCCTTCAAATCAGCGAAAAGAAACCAACCGAAACCCCATCCAATGCGAAACAATCCGACGACATGCCTTTCTGATTTAATCAGCCAGCTAACCGCCTTAATTGCCAATTATGAAGGCCGAAACTCACAACTTTCGGACGGATTACGCGGGTACATTCAAGGCCTGAGGGAAGCCCGCCACCTGGCGCAAAATTTACACGACCGCGAGTTATGAAAAAAGC